CCTTCATCTCCGCCGGCCTTTCGGCCACTCGCCCAGGGTTGTTAGCCCTGTTGCCCCTGTTAGAGGCAGCGAACCCACTTCAGTTCAATGTCGACGACTGAAGGGCGTCCAGAACGCTCAAGATGTCGTTTATCCTCAAACGGTTTTTGTGACCGCTTGAGGAACACCTTAAGAAGTGCAGGGGTCCCGTCGATTTCATTCTTCGGTATCCTGGATTTAGCAACATAGGCCTTTACCAAAGGCCTCTGCTGATCCTCATGCATACGGTGAACCTCGTAAGGGTCTCCGTGTGCCCACCTCCCAAGAGCTGAGCTCTCCCTAGTAACAACAGGGAAATGCTTGCCTAGCAGACTCTTCTTACGAAGGAGCCTGTCCAGGTAGGCAACCGACATTTCGTAACCAAGCTCAAAAAGCTGGTTTCGCAGTGAGACGGTTGACACCAACTCTTTTGCATCCTTCCGTGATTTGGGGAAAACCCGACGTACTCGGGCGACCGTTACTGGTCGTCCGGCGTAAAAGTCTGCCCCACAGGACTCTCTGAACCTTCCGGTCCAGAAAGATTTCCGAGTGTTCACGATAGCGCCGTAGCGCTCGAGTGCACTCATCACGGAACTCACATATTCAACGGGGACTACGATATCATCCCCGTAGACACGCACTTTCCCGTAGAGGGCCGTAAGGTCCTTTTGGGTAAGCTGGCGGTTGAGAGCCGACTCTATCCCTAGCATGACGATGGTGCAAAACACCATCGCTTCAAGGGGGAAGGTCAGCCCTGAACCCATAGACGCGTACTTCGCTAAACGGACGTTTACAATCTGTCCGTTAAGCGAGACATCAGCCGATCGAGAGCGCACTGCCTCTACCCCCTCACGAGAGTGAGGAAAGTAGTGAAATAGCTCTTTAACAAGCTGGTTGGAGACCCTGTCTGAGGCTTCCTTAAGATCTAAGGTAGCTAAATCCCCGTAAAGGGAACCTTCCTTGGCCAAGAGTTGGTTAGGCTCTTGACTGTCGAAGCAGATGAAGTTCCGAGCATTTTTATCCGCTCGGAACTCCTCCTTCATCAAAGCAAGTAAAGCCTGCTGCATATACATAACGTAGCTAGGCTCGCAAGCAATGATGC